CCTGCTATTGCCGTTTGTGCGCCTGAAACAATAGCTGATGCCGCCACGGGACCAAGCCCGATAGCTGTCAAAGCAAGCGTTGCAACAACCGGCAGCACTGCTTTGACGATCTTTTTTAACCCTCTGAACAACTTTTTCAAGAAAAATTCAGGCTGACCTGTCACAGGGTTGATCGAGTTGAGTTCGTTACCGACTATGTAACGCTCTGGCTCAATACCCATGATCCGCATTTCTGCAAAAAGCTTGTCTTTCAGGGCAGGATTTTGCTTGAAGACCTCCATCGGTATGACAGTCTCGCCTTCAGCAGCGTGGACCATGTACTCGTCTTCATTCCGGCCATATTCGGCAAGTTTATCAGCGATTTTTACGACGTTTGTAATGCCTTTGGGTGGCACCTCATCGTCGTCATCAGCCCAAGAGCCGGTCTCCGCAGTCAAAAAGGTAGCAATACCGCCTTCGGGTATAGGAACCTGATCGAGTTCATCGAAGTCGTCGTATTTAAGTGCAGCTTGTCTCATGTCCCGAGTATACGCCTTTTTTATTTACTAAAACTAATTCAACCGCTGATATTTACTACGATAGATCCGTTTGTGATGACTTGAACGGCCCCCACTTGGCCAACGGCTTCAAGCTTGGAAACCGTGAAAGGCACAGGGTCCGAAAGGTTTACCCACTCGTTGCCTGTGTATAACTGTAATCGTCCCACCGAAGGGTTCCAAATCAAAGCCCCTGCGTCAAATTTTAGTTCGTCTCTGTCTGTTGTGGTGAACTGCGGTGTCGCATCTGGATCAAAAGCATCCAAGCTAATCTCAAGCAGCCTCACCGTGCGATTGAAAGTATTACCGTCAACAGCCTCACCGTTTGGTGCGAAGGGCAGTCTGCCTTGAAGTAACTTGCTCATCGTCGCCCGTTGGGCTGCAAGTCAAGACGCGTACCACCAATACGAAAACCCACGCCGGTTCTAACACCTACGTCGCCGTCATCGTCAGATTCAAACCTTACGACCGCCTGTCTGCCACGAGCGCGCGTGTCGATTTTTGTCGTGCTGGCGGTGAAGGGGGTAGTTTGGTCCGTGGTCAGTGAGTCGCCGGGGAAGTTACGCGCCTTGATAACTAGGTTTATGGTCTGCGTGCTGCCGGAATTGCCTGTGAACTTCACGTCAGGGATACATTTGCGGATAAACTGAAACTGCTCTCCGTCGCCCAAGTCAAAGTCCGCGCTTTCGATAAATACGTTGTCCATGGGAGAGCCGTCGTCGTCGAATCCGGTCTCGTGCGAAAAAATATAGCTTTCGTCGCTTGATTTCCCTGCGGCTCTGGGGAAGCTTTCTAGGCCCTCGTCAAGCCAAGCGGTGCGGGATAGATTTCCTATTGCCCAAGTGCGCTCAACGTAATTGTATGTGACGTACCGGTCGATGACGTCAGTCGCAGCAGAACAGTAAAACCAGCCGACCTCATCGAATTGCTTGTTTAAAAACCCAAAAAATTGAAATGATTGACCCTCATTTATGTCGTCAAAAACGTAAGAGCGAACGCTGCAGGGCACGGGCGTCACACTGCCTTGGTATTGGTAAAAACCTTTTTTGTCCATCCAGAAAACACCGGCAGGTGTGTTGACCGCAGCGTTCGGTCCAACCAAGCTAACGCCTTCGTTGATGAGATTCAGGCCGAAGGTCAGAGGCGGCCCGATGAATTGTAGGCTGTAAAGTGCCACATCAGTCCAAATAAGCGTCTCCTGCCTAGCTCGAAGGCCGCCAATGATCTGTGATCCAGCAGAGCAACGAAGAGACCCTGCTGTGTTTGTAGACGTCGGAAACCACTCTGCGGGGTTTTCTTGGTCCGAAAACGCGACAAGTAAAGGATCTGCTGTGCCCGTCCTTGCCGTGCCGGCATCGTTTATCGGATCTGCGCCCAGTGCGATAACATGACGGTCCACGTCAGAGACAAGCACTTGGAGGGCAACCGTGGGCGTGAAGTTGGCACCAGACAAATCAGCGATATCCACTGCTCGGTCTGTCCCCAAAGTTTTTGCACTTGTGTCCCAGTAGTAAATGCGTCCCGCCCGCACGTTTGCAATAAGGTCTTCACCGAAACTGTCTAAAGACCAAAGCCTAAGCTGATTCAAAGAACTCAAGGCACTCGAAGAACCCCACGTGCCTGAACCCCAAGCACTAGCACCCCAACCCGTACCAGCAACAAACACATCAAGGCCGACATTAATTTGATATGCGCCTACTGTTGAGCTACCACCATTGCCACTGTCGCTGCTGTTAGCCGTTACGGTTGCGCCAGAGGTGTCTTTTGCTGTAATGACATACACGCTAGTACTGGTGATGGAATCAATCTCATACTCTTGATTCAATACAGCAGCGACAACGTTCCCACCAAGTGAAGCAGCGCCAGAGAAAGTAACAAAATCGCCTCGCGCTGCACCATGACCAGTGTCGGTTACGTTAATGGAGCTTGACCCATCAGTTGCACCAAACGTTACATCGCCTGCAGATGTAGTAGAGCGTATAGGGGTGATATCGTTAAAATTTGCCCCTGCTTGAATGTAAAGCTTAGAAGTGGTGCCCAAACCTAGTAGCTTTGTGCCTTCTAGCGAAGTCCAGCCCAACATTTTCCTGCCCGTGCCAATGAAAGACGTTGTAAGAAATTTAACCCAGCCGCCTATCTTTTCAGGTAGACCTTTGCGAAAACGAACCAAGTTGCCGTCGAACCAACCACCTTCGGCAGTATAGTCAGTGCCTTCTTTGTTGATTCCGGGGTTGAAAATAAACTTCTGCAAGGGCATCAGATGTACTCACCGCTGCGTATCATTTCAGTGACCCGAATAGCTCGCGTGCCTACCTGCTGCGCCCACTTGCTATCCATAAACTCGTCTGCCGCAATATCGAACTGCTCGCGTGACATGGCCTCTAGCGCCTTCACAAACCCCCGTAGGCGGGTCAAGCCAAGGTTGAAGCACATATCGATCATTGCATCTTGACGCGCTTCGTTGATGCCGTTGAACCAAAAATATGTGTCGGCAAGCTCGCCCTTTACTCTCGCTATATCATTCGCAAGTAAGTATTCAATCTCGTCATCAGACAACCCAAGGCCAGACTCTGAGATGTTGCGACCAACACCTATGGTTTCGTGGCCAGCGGAGCACAAATAAACTTTAGACTTGACGCCTTCGTGGCGTTTAATCATTTCAACAAGCTTACTCATTACTTCTCCCTTGCTACCTTGTTCACCTTCTCATAGCTTCTCATAGCGCCAAGACCCAACATGCCCATCATTACAGGCACCAATAAAGTAGTATCTACCTCTGGCACATCAACCCATATACCTACGATGTTAACGATGATCGTGTTATAGAGTAGCCCCAGCGCACATATCCAACCAATCGCCGGACGCCACCCCCCGATAAACAACGAGCCAGTAGCAGCTTCAGCTTTATTGATTTCTAACTGAGCCAATAACGCTTGCTGAGAATGTCGCTCCGACATAGTGGCAATTTCGTGCGCCAAAGCCGCCTTCTGATCTTTGTCCTCGATGAACTTATCAAGCAGTCCGGTAACTGGCCCGACGAGTTGTGCAACGATGCTCATAATCTATCCTCTATTTGTCTGCGTACTTATGCCCAGACCTTAGTTTTCTTACCACCCGAATACTCTACCGCATGTCCCTCATCGATTAGGATCTGACATATGCTGGCTCCATCGGATGTCTTTGGGATACCTAAAATGCGTCCAAACTTTCCTGTACCCAAAGACTCTAACTGCATCTCGGCAGAACAAAGCTCTGTGAGCCGATCTTTAGCCGCTAAACCTAATGTTTTTTCCAACTTGTTTCTGGTGCGACATTCGGGCGCGTCAATCCCCGCTAGTCTGATACGCTGTTTCTTTAACCAAACATCAAACCCTAGATCAATGTCCACATCGATGGTGTCGCCATCAATGACCCGAACAAGTTTAGCCTTGTAGTGATACATATTATCTCCTGCTAGACCACGCTTGAGCACCAAAAAATGCGGCGAGGATACCTGCGACGGATACAAAGTAGACAGCCGCCATGTCACCTAGTATTTTTGCGGCTTGCTGTAATCCGAAAAACTCTGATCCAACAACAAGGCTGGGATATAAAAGCATTCCCCACAACGCAAACCAACTCATGCCTCTTTGTGCGTCTGCTCGTTCGTGATGTAGCCGAAGTTCCAACAACTCTTTGCTCGTCTCGATCTCATCATCGCTAAGAATGCCATCGCCATCGGAATCAAACTCGGCGTACTCACTGCCTTCTTGTAGTCTTTTAGCTGCCATATCAGTCGTAGAATTGTATGTTTGGTCTGACTTTAACAGGGATGCAGTACGCTGTAATGTTTTGCTGGGCACTCAAACGCCTGCCCTCTACAGGTTTGATAGTCCCTTGTTCTAGCCAGTAAGCAAACTGATTACACCTGTGGATATTGCGAAAATGGAATTGACCTGCGACTTGCTCCCCCTCTACGAGCATGACCAATAGAAAAGCCATAATCATGACAAGTCTAACCAGTAACTGGCCGCAAACAAAAAGGTCGGCCCTGCGATGCCACAAATTAAAATCGCCCAGAGTATTTTTTCTAAGACATTCACCCGTATACCTGAAATATAATTGCAAACCCTGCTGCGATTATGGCACCGCCTACGATCAGGGTGGTGACTCCAACTAGGATCTGAGCAACAAGGTGGTCACGTTCTTTTTTCTTGCGAGCAATCATCCTCAAGTGCTCTTGTCTATCACGGTCTTGTTGCGCTTTTGCGGCCTTGAAATCGTCCAACAGCTTAGGATCGGCCACTAATAGGAGATCATGCACTGATTGCCAATGACGCTCATATTGGCGCTTTATCATTTGGAGCTTGAGGATTTCGTTCTGGGTGAGCGGCTTAAACGTACTTTGTCGGCGCTCAGCCTCGAAGTTTGTGATGCCTTCTCCAAAGTCAGAGATCATTCCCATGACTTGGTGGACGCCTTGCCCAGTTTCGTTGCATTGCGCTATTAGGCCATTCAGAGCCGAGAGGGTTGCTGTGGCGGCTGCGATTGACTCAATTACCATTGGGGGTCACCCCATGAAGAACTGCGGCAATGCTGCCGCTGCAATCAATGCGTACAGTCCGTAAATAAGATGCTCTAGGTGCTTGAACTTAGCAGAGCCTTCTGCAAGGCGCTCTTCGATACGCTGATAACGCAAGGCGCATTCGCGCTCATGGGCGTTTACTTCGTTTAGTGCTTGTTCGCCTTTGTCGCTCATACCGATACATTCACTCTCTGGGTAGACGCTAATGGTTGCGCTTCTACCTTATTACCTTCTTTGGTGTACATAGTCGGTATGATTGTTTCCACCGCCTCGCGCACAGTCTCGCCTTCAGCGCCTGT